AAAGCACCAACAACAAATGATTCTAATTTCTCAAAACCTGTTTTTGATACCTTACGATCTGTGCGTAGTTCTTTTAACTCTTCTGAAAGTTGTTTTACTAAAAAGCCGTTAAACTTATCAGCATTTTCTTTCATTTTGTTGTGGAACTTAACACGATCTTCAGCTAGTGCTTTCTTCTCTTCTTGCAAAGATTGGATTTCACTAGCTAAGCCTTCTGTAACCATTTTATCTAGGGCTTCTACCATCACAGTTTTGTCATGCTCATAGCGTTGTGCAAACTCCTCACGAAGTTCGGCACGCACTGTCTCTTTGGCCTCTACCATTTTTGCTTCCCATTGTTCAGCAATAGCAGTACGAGTGTCCTCATTGACGAGATCGCTATCTAATAGTGGTTTAATAGCATCTAACATGCGATTCTCCTAAATTTTTAGGTCCCTGATTAAACGAGAAACTTCGTCCTTCAGGTACTTTTGTATTTTGCCGTCTTTCCCAGACTCGCGAGCCATTTCTAAAATGTGATGTCCATGTTTCATGTTCATCAGTCCTTCATAAATTGCTTTTGGATAAGCATTTGGAGCACTGGGTTGTGCGACAACGTCTACAGTGACAATCTCAAAGTCACTGACACGTCCATTATGTGGATCAACGTTACCCGATCCACGACTCGAAACGCCCAATCTCACACCGGACTGAAGCATAGTTTTCACTAGCTCGCCCATTGGAGTTGGGAGAATTTTTAGTTTTCCATAACCATTAGGTCCATCCATCCACATACTTTCTATCATGTGGCATACACGGTCTAAATTAATTTTGAGGTCATCTGGATGATCTACTTCGCCAAGAACGCTTGTAGTTTTGATTTGTTCGTTCAGTGTGTCAACTGCTTCTGCAATTTGACTTACTGGATAAACACGTTCGTTGGCATTTTTGACGTCACCTTGTATGCAGATGCCCTCCATATAGAGATTCTTACCGTCTTTGCCCTCAACGATTTGCATCTTTGCAGCTTCAAAAGTAAGGTCTTCTCTTAGGTATAGCTGTCCCATATACTTGGTTCCTCGCTAGATTAGTCTATAACACTTTTGGTGTTAACACCAGAAGCTTGTGCTAGTTCAGGCTTTGGAGCTGGCTTAACGTCTGGCTTTGTAGTTCCGTCCATGTCACCAAATTTTGGAGTTGGGCGGCCTTCTTTGCCTTTGTTACCATCATCAAAGTTTACTGGATGTGCATCCATTCCCTTTTGACCTGAGTTTGCAGCTACCGGACTTTTACTAGCTGGTGATGTAGTTACTGGCTTTGGTGCTGGAACTAAATCTACGTTCTCATTAAAGCCTTCAACTTCGACGTTAACATCAATTGGCTCGTCCATTTTGTCTTGCATAGCATCAATCTCGTCCTGCTCCATGTCAGTGTCGCTATCAATGTCTGAGATTTCATCCTGCTCGCCTTCGATGTCGTCTGTGTTGTCATCAACTTGACCCATTAGCTCTTCGAATTCACCCATTAGTTCGTCTAATTTGTCTTCGATATTTACTACACGGTCTTCTAACTCTTCTTCGCCGTTGTCATCATCAACGTCGATGTCGATCATTTCGATTTCTTCTTCATCATCTTCCATTCTAACGCCTTGCTCTTCAGCTTCGACTTCGTCAATGAGTTCGTCAACCTGTGATCCGCCTAATTCTTCTGATTCATCAATTGGTCCATCGCCTTTACGCTTGCCGAAGTCTCCTCTTGAATCATCTCTACGACCTTTTTTAGAAACATCCTTGTCAGCTATTTTACCATCTTTGGCAGCTTCTGACTCGTCTTCTCTATCGTCGTAACCTTGTTTCTTTTCTGTAATTTCTTCTTCTGACATAATCTCTTCGTATATGTCTCTTGACTTCTCAACAACTATGTCGTGGAAAAGTGCCTTTGCATTCTTTTCGTCATCATTGATAACGAATTCAATTAATTGCTCAAATTTGTTCATGTGAAAATTTTCCTTCTAAGTATTGGGCTCAGTATAGTACTTACAAGAAAGTTAAAAAACTAGTAGTTTATAGGGGTAAAATGGGTATAAAATGAAACTTTAATAAAGATAAGCCTACAATTGCGGAGGAGGTGGAGCAAACTGTGCTTGTATCTTTTTAAGTTCTTCAGTTTTTTCATAGTTACGCATATCATACATCTTACGCAACTTTGATATTTGCTTTAGCGTAAGTTTAGTCTTGCGTAGCTCTCCAAGCTCGGGAACACTGTTGTCAGCTTCTTGGTCTTGGTAATCTTCGTCTGATTGATCGTGATCATAAAATTCAAATAGTTTCATAATAGTATTTATACCGGAGGCGCTTCTGCAGGAACATCAACATTTACATCAATCTCTTCACCGCCTAGTGCTGGATCCATTGCTTCTTCGCCGGCTACTGCGTCTCCCATTTCTACATCACCTTCAAAATCACCTGGACTTACTCCAACAGTACGTAAATCACTGCCAGTTGGTTCTACATCAACTGGTTGTCCAGTTTCTTGTTCCCACTGCTCTGTGTTCTCTTGTAGTTCGTCTTCAGTTAATCCTAAGTAACGTTTCATAAGAAAACGTTTACTCATATAAGGCAACTGTTCTAATGCACTGAATGCTTGAATTCTTGTTGTATCTAGTTCTGCTTGTCTGTAACTTGCAAAGTTTTGTGGAGGATTAAATTTTATTGAAAACAGTCCACTGTCAATGTTGAAGCCTCTCCAACGCATGAACATTTTAAATTCATCATCAAGTTTAAGGATAACTTGTCTTTGTAATCTTTCACAGTACTGATTGAATCTAAATTCTTGTATAAGTGCAGTACCAACACGCCCGTCGTTCATTGGGCGATCTGAATCATCTGGACCTGTAGGCAAGTACGAACTTGGTACACGCAGTCCTCTACACATCTTATTGTTAAAGTATTTTAGATCGTCAATCTGTCCTAGGTTCTCACCACCTGGTAATGTTTCTACTTTTGAACCCCTACCTTCAGCAGTTTGTGGAAAGAAGTAATCTTCGTTAATACTAAGTGGATTGTACATAGTGTCCATAGTCGTAGCACCTTGTCCACCTTGTGCAGACGGAATACGTCTTTGGTGCACTTCATTTTTTACACGCTCAACAAACTGCATAGCAAGATGTGATGGCATGTTACCTACGTCGATGTAAAACACTCTACGCTCTGGAGCACGTTGTACTCTGTATATCAGTATAGCATCTTCAAGCAGTTCTTTTTGCTTGAACACTTTGAATATCATCTCCAGCACACTTTGACTGAAAGGCCAGTAAAAGTCTAAACCTTCACTAAGTCCTAGGTGCACAACATTCTTTGCATCAATCACAGTTTCGTTGATAGTGTGTTCAAATCTACTGCCAGTGCTGGGTTGGTTAGGAAGATTGTAGTTTGCTCCGCCACCCATGGCTCCGCCGCCACCAGTACCATTTATTTGACCAGCATTACCTGCACCATAGTCAGTGGTGTTTTTAGCAGTGATACTTAGGTTTTCAAAGTTTGGATTGATATCTCTAATTACATATTGTTCTGGACGTTTACCATCATTCTCGTTTACAATCACTCGTACAACTTTGGCCATGTCAACCCAGTACATTTCAAATGTTTCTGGATCACGTACAAACACTTGATCTCCGTATTTTAACACATTACGAAACATCTTAAACACACGTTGGTCAAGTTTGTTAAGTTTTGTCCACTGTTTTAATTGTGTACGTATTATTTCTATTTCGTTGTTTGTCGGAGTATCTGTGTATTGTACTTCAAAAGGTGTGTTGTTGCTTTCGTTTTCTTGTGTTGAAAATTCAGCAAGTATATCTAAACATGCATTTACTTCACTGTCAGTATCCATATTCTCATACTGATTATAGCGTTCTATTCTATTAGGATGTCCTGTGTATACTTCGGGTAAATGACTTTGATAGTTTTTAAATCCAAATTCGCCATTGGAACCAGTTCCGTAACTAGGCCCGCGTTGTGTTTGTCCGCTTATTGGACTAAGTTGTCCGCCGGTGTTTCCGACTGCTTTAAAGTATTTTTTCCAAGACATATAAGTTCCAATGTGCTTTTGTTATAGTGTATTTATCACTATCTATGTGCAGCCTGTAATAATTCGGTCTGTATGTTTACGCTACGGGCCATTGTGGTTGCAATTGCATCCAGTCTGTTTAACTGTGCTTCTGCTAGATTATTAGTTGTATTTCCGGCCATAGCTTGTGAAGCTCCATCTATTTGGTTGCCAGTACCGCCAAGTGCAGATACCGATCCGCCTAAGTCCATAGCATTATACCCGCCAGCCGGACCTGCGTTTGGAACTATGTTTCCATTCATGCCACTCATTAGCAATTCAGGCCCGTCTTCGCCGACTATATATGATTTGCCTGCTTGTACTGGTCCTCCGACTGCTTTTTTTGGTATGTTGGGATTTTTGTTAAACAAACTACCCAACCATGAGTCGTCATCAAAGTCAAACATATCCTGCCCAAGACCTTCTTTACCAGCAAAGAATCCACCTAAACCTCCACCGACTCCGCCAATTAATGCACCAGCAATCGCACCAAGACTAGAGGTAAGAGGTGCTAGAGGTCCGCCTATTAAACCTAGAGCTGCACCTGCAGCCGCACCTGCGGCTGCTCCGCCTAATGCTCCACCGCCTGTGGTGACTGCAACGTCACCTGTTTCTACAGTGTCTTTTGCTCCTACACCTGTTAAATTTCTTGCATATGCTTCTGCACCCATGCTAATCATCTTGTTGATTTCAACCATGGCTGCAGTCATACCTTCTGCCACTGTAGTTGCTGCGGTTCCCATAGCTGGCAACGCACTTAAAGTAATCTTGTTTACTTCTGTTGCAAAATTACGCATTGCTATTTGTCCGTCAACCAAACCTTGTGTAGCTGCATCTTGAGGGTCTAATGACGCTTTGGTCATTTCACCCATTTTTGCTATTTCAGCAGTGGTCGGTACTACACGTTTGTTTGCTTCTAACATGCCTAATGCAATAGTATCAAACGCAGTACCTGCACCAACTATTTTGGCTAATGCACCAGGACCGCCCATGGCTTCGACACGGTCTTTCATTCCTCGATTTATTTCAGCAGTTGCTTCGGCAGCTGATATTTGTCCTTTTTGCAAGGCAGCTACTGCTTGTTGTCCTCGCTCTCCTGCGGCTAATAAAAATCCTTGTGCTTCATCAGTAAGAGCGTTTCCAGCCATGATGTCTTGGAAACCTTTACCAATGGCTTCATTTTGTTTTGTGAGCTGAGCGGCTGCAAGTTCGACATTTCTACCAGCCTTTTGTCCAATTCGTTCATTTAAATCTTGTACAGCACCGTTGAAACGTGCATTACGTAATTGTCCTTGTAGTTCTTTCTCTGCTTCGTCAACACTGACACCTGTTAATCTTGCAAGTGTACTAAGTTCTTTTGCATAGTTTGCTGAACCTTGTGCTAATTCAGCACTGCTCATTTGATCTACTCTTGCAGTTCTTGCTTGTAATTTCAAATAGTTTGCAGTCATTTCGTTCTGTTGCTTGGCGCCAATTCCCATTGCTTCTAGTTCACGTCTAAACGGTGTCATTGCTTTGCTTATATTAGCAAATCTGTCTACACCGGTAGTTGCAGTTCCAAAAGCAAACGCTAGTCCTTCAGAACTATTTTTTGTTACATCTGCAAAGTCTTTAAAACTAATGCCAGCACCAATTGCTTGATTGGCAAGTGAGGTCATTCCGTCAGCACCAAGAGCACCTGACTGTGCAACCATTCTAAATGCACTGCCAGCGTTATCAAGTTGCGATGTTACTTGTTTTCCTATCTGTGCCGCTACATCAGCAGTTGCTTCTGCTAGAGCCGCGGCTGCCTTGCCAGCACCACTTACAAGACCGCCAATTACGCCACCTAGCACAGGAAGGCCTTTCAGTGCCTCACCGAGGCTATCAGTTACACCACCAACTGCCTTTCCAGCAGTCTTTAAAACACCAGCAGTTAAATCAATTGAACCATTGAGGCTTGAAAAACTTTCTTGTTGTTCTTGTACTGATGCTGCCGCTGCTATTGTACTTGACGCAAAGTTACCAAGATTTCTTACTGTGCCGCCTAACGCACCTGCAAATCTTGCTGCACCTTTGGTGTTTTTGTACGTTTCATCTGTTTGTATTTTTTGTGCATCAGTTTGAGCCTTAGAACCTTTTGAAATTTTTTGCAATGCTTTATCAAGTCTATCGACCTCTTTTGGATCAACAGTTTTGTTGTTTTTCATCTCAAGTTGTAAAGCCTGTATAGCTCTGGTAAGTTCTTCGATGGTTTGGTCGTCTGCCATTAATTAAAAGCCCGTTTTTTTGCCGTATAAGTACATTATCAACTGTATTTATGTAGGAAAAAACATGGAAGTAAAACAAGAGAATCCACTTGCGAAACATTTTAGGCAACCAGCGATTTATATTAAATTACCAACTGGCGGTGCATGGAATGATGAAACAAGTATAAAGACTACTCCAAACCAAGAATACGCAGTTTATCCAATGACTGCACTTGATGAGATAAGTTACAGAACTGCTGATGCACTGTTCAACGGTTCAGCAGTAGCAGATGTAATAAAAAGTTGTATTCCAGATATTATTGATCCATGGCAGATAAGCACTGCTGATCTTGACACACTACTAATATCAATACGCATTGCAAGTTTTGGTCATGAAATGGATTTCACAAGTAAATGTCCAAAGTGTGAGGAAACAAACGACTTTGCAATAGATTTAAGACAAATATTAGAGCAGATCAAAATGCCGGATTTCAGCGAACCAGTCACTAACGGTGACATCACAATTTACTTCAAGCCGTTATCTTACAAAGATCAAAACGACAATAACTCACAACAGTTTCAAGATCAAAAAATGTTAGAATCACTGCCAACTGCGGAGATTCCCGAAGCTGAAAAAATAGAAGCACTAAGGCAGGCATTTACAAACATTAGTGTTCTCACACTAAATGCAATATCTGATAGTATTGCTATGATAAAGAGTGGTGATGATGTTGTAGTTGACAAAGAATTCATCAAAGAATATCTACAGAATTGCGACAATAAAGCATTTGATAAGATACGAAAGAAGATCGAAAGTATAAAAGAAAGTCAAGAAATCAAACCATTGCTTATTGTATGTGCTGATTGTAAACACGAATACAATACACCTTTCACACTGAATGTTGCAAATTTTTTCGTATAAGGCTCTTAACGTCTACACCTGAACAAATTGAAAAGATAATCTCAGATATGGACAACGAAGTTAAGAGCCTGAAGCAAGACTTGTTAAAAATGTGTTGGTTTATGCGTGGCGGAGTTACCTATCAAGAAATTGTAAGTATGAGTGGCCCTGAACGTGAAATGATGGGTAAACTAATTAAAGAAAACTTAGAAACTGCAAAGAAAACCGGACAACCGTTTTGGTAATAGATCAAGTAAAAGCAGACATTGAACAGTGGTTGGTTAACTTTGTTGAAGTTCCGCACCCTGCATTAGGCAACTTTCCGCCTTGTCCTTTTGCCCGGCAAGCAAGACTACGCAACAAGTATGATGTTAGACTCGGAGATGATCTCGAACGTGATTTGTTTCTGTTTGCTAAGAAAAAATACTTAGGCAAAAATGATGTGGTCATATATGCTTATCCTCCCGAGCAATATGATGATGCATACTTTAATTTTGTTGTTGATGTTGTTAACACTTCAAAAGGATTTACTAAACGTAATCTTTTGGCACTTGCTGACCACCCAGACACTGTTGAAGAACAAAATGGTGTGTGCTTTAACATGGGTAAATATGCACTTGTACTCATACAAGATAAAACAAAACTTCAGGACCATGCACGTATGTTAGCTCACCGAGGATACTATGATGATTGGGACGAAGAATATCTGCAAGAAATATTTGCACACAGAAAAGACCCAAGAAAATGATATACGCAAGAATTAACCTAAGCGAAACTAACTATGAAGTTATACCTGAATACAAGAAAGTAAAAC